TCATATGAAGTGAGCAACCCAAGTTCATATGGAGTGGTGGTGTTGGACAGGAAGGGATCCCCGAAATCGATCATCGAAAAACCCAAGGAATTCGTTTCGAATTTGGCGGTCACGGGGTTGTATCTCTTCGATTCGGAAGCGTCGAGGATAGCAAACACCCTCAAGCCTTCTTCCCGTGGTGAACTGGAGATCACGGATGTGAATAGGGAGTACATGAAGAGAGGAATGCTTTCAGTGAAGAGGTTCGGCAGAGGCGATGCTTGGCTCGACACTGGAACCCACGACTTTCTTTTGTCTGCTTCCGAATTCGTTCGGACCATACAGGTTCGTCAGGGAATCACATTGGGTTCACCGGAGGAAACTGCTTTCCGAAAAGGATGGATCAACGGAAAGGAATTCAAGGAAATATCCAATTGCAACTTCTCCCCCCGTAGGGTTTCACCCTCGAATGCAGTAACTTTGGTTCCTGAATGGATCGATGCCACCGAAAAGCAAATGGGTGGAAGAATTTCCGCACTCAAGGCCATCTGTGACGGTAAAGAACCAATTGCAGAGAAAGGAAATCGAAAGTGATGTTCAAGGTGGAACAAACAAGTTTGAGTGGTGTCTTGAGGTTGATCCCCAAAGTGTATTCGGACGATAGGGGTGAATTCTCGGTGAAATGGAACTTGAGTGAGATGGAGAGAATTGGAATCAAGGAAAAGTTCACACAAGACAACTTCAGTGTGTCCAAGAAGAACGTTCTTCGGGGAATCCATTATCAAAGTGGGCAGTATTCCCAAGGCAAATTGGTTCATGTGGTGAGAGGAGCTGTGTACGATGTCGCAGTCGATCTTCGGCCACTGTCGAAGACATTCGGAAAATGGCATGGAGAAGTGATCTCGGAAAGCAATCGCTCCATGCTATGGATCCCTCCAGGATTCGGTCATGGTTTCCTTGTTCTCTCCGATGTGGCTGAATTTTCCTACAAATGCTCCGGTAGGTACATTCAGGAAGCAGAAAGGACTCTTGCTTGGAATGACGATAAGGTGGGTGTCGAGTGGCCCATTCCGAAAGATGTTCAACCAATTCTTTCAGAGAAGGATTCGAAGGGATTTACTTTGGATCTAGTCGAAGACGAGGAATCTTCCTTCCTTCAATTTTTTATTTGACAAGAGTTTGACTTCCCTCGGTTCGTGTGTTAAACTTACTGCAACTCTTTTGGAGACACACATGAGATACTTGATCGTAGCGCCAGATGGAATTCACTACATGCCGTTCGAAGGTTGCAGGTTTCTTGAATTGCCGGAGTACATGGACGAGCATTTCGACATGGACGAATATGTCAAGGAACATGCTTCTACTTTGGGGATGAGCATCACCGTGTCATTCGAGGACGAGGAAGTTCTCAGTTCCTAATCGTCGAAAAAATCCTTATCCGATTCATACACCACATTGCACAGTGGAAAGATGTCGGATGCGTAGATGATGCTTTTCTTTGGTGTCACTTTGAGGTTTCCTGCTCCCAACGCTCCAGCAGTGAGCTCGTGGCAATAGAATGAATCTTTTTCTCGCATGTCAAAAAGAAAATCATATGGTTTTCCTATTTGATTCTCTGCGAACTTCGTGGAATTTATGACATTCTGCTCGCTGTTGTATTTTGGGCGAAGAAGAATGAACCCTTCGGTGTCCAAAACAAAGTCCAATACATCGTGACTCACGACTCCTTCGGCTATGGAGTGTGTCACTTTATCCTTGTGGGTTAGTATTCCTGAGTGTGTGTATTCCCCTTCGATGAACACCGAATCCACATAACAATCATATTTGCGGCAAATCACATCTCCTGGCTCAGCTAGTTTCAATAGTTTTCGAAAATGACGAGCTCTTGTAGCAGGTGGATCGAAGTCAACACGAATGTCCCCGAACCAAGTGAGAAATTTCGCGATCCATCGATACAGAAAACTTTTTCGAATCCATCTCTTCATGCAATATATTTAGATGAATAAATACCACTGAGTGTAATGGAGAATAAAAATGAACGAAGAATTAGCGAGTAGACTGAAAAGACAAGAATTTCAGAGGATGATGGCTAAGAAGATGGGATTGGTTGACAACACGATTGATCCCAACAAGAATCGAATCATGGATCCTAGATTGATACACGGAGACGAAAAGGGAGTAAAGGAAAACAAACAAAAGAACAAGTGATTTCGAGTGGAGAAAGAACCATTCTCGATATTACAAAAAACAATAAAGATCTGCTGCACCTGTGGTGCAAGTGGATCTTTTTTTCATTTGCATTTCAAAGAAGGAGAAGGATGAATGCCGAAAACCAAGATTCAAAACAAATATCTTTTTGCTATCGGAAAGATGGATGGGACTTGGAGAGAGGAGTTGGTCTTTTCTGATTCTGTGGTTGGAGCGCAGTGTAAGGTATATGAGATGTATCCCAGAGACGAACACCCAGATATAAGTTTTCGGGTTTTTCTGAGTTCAATAGAAAATTCGGACATCGAATGACTAAGAACCATAAATACGAATGCTTCTATTGCTTTCGGAGGTTTTTCCTTGAGATCATTCAAATCCCACATTTCGCTTACAGAGCAAGCCAGATCGCGCGGAGAAGAGATGGAGCACGTGATAATCGCGGCTTTCGAAGGAAAGACCCGAAGTCCGGTAAGTATTCCAATAAGTGTGGGAAAAAAGATTCGTGATGCTTTGGAGAGTGGTTACAATGTGAAGGGCCCGGCAAAAAGTTTGGGTCAGGAAAATTTTCCAGTCACAGCTGAATGGGCGGAGATATGGGCTCCCGAAAGTGTTCCCGGCTCGACGAGAACTCCCAAGACAGATATTCTTCTTGGGAGGGACAGGGTTTCCGTGAAGATGGGAGCATCCCAATTGATGGGTGGTGGGGTCAATGAATCTCTTGCTACATTCTACGCTGCAGCAAACAAGATTCGCGGTGCAAAAAGAAAGATGTTGGCGGAAATAGAGACTCAGATAAGCAATCTCGCTCCCGCTTCTGTGGCAGCTGGTCCTCTAGCCGGAGAGATAAAAAAGGGCAAGGACAGAGTGGTGATGGCTGCCAATTCAGCACACAAGGTGTTGCAGACATTGATGAGAGAGACATTCGAATCAAACCCGAACTTCGCGAATTATTTCGTGCATGAAGCTATGAGTGGGGATGTGAAGTTTGGCACGAAGAGTCTTGCTAGAGCATCCAAAGTCCTGTCGGTGGACGACAAGGGCAATAAAGTAAAGTATTACAACATAGACAATCAAAGTTTTGTTTCCAATGTGGCATCACAAGCGAATGTCACGGTGAGGTTCAAGACAACTTCGGAGAAGCATGGCGGAAAGAAGACTGGAAGATATAGATTTTGGTCTGTTGTTGCTCTGATAGTGAACAAGATGGATGAGGAATTCTCCGAATTGGAAAGACAGGCACCAACTCTAAGTGAAGGAAAAATAAAGGATGTTCTGATCGGTATCTACGATAAACTAAAAGGTTTTGTGATGAAGATTTGGAATGAAGTGAAATCCTTTTTGGACAAGGGTATAAAGTACATCTTGGAATTCCTAGGGATGGAACCAGAAGTGTCCTATAATAACGTAGTGACTTTCTAAAATCGAGAAGTTCCAAGTTTTTCTTTACTGAAAAAAGAAAAATGACGATAAGCTACTTGACTCCCGAATCGGGGAGTATATAATTTTGGGTGTCTCGGGCGACGAAAGTCGCCAAAGACAATTATGATAAATCTCCTCATACCTATCCTCCTGCTCGGTTTCTGTCCAATGAAGCATCAATCCTTTCACGAAGGATTGAAGAAGCAATTTGGCAAGGAGTATTCCGTCATACTGGTTGCTGCAAAAAGAAATGACATCTCAGACAAAGACTACGAGAATCTTTCTATACTTTTTGCCATTCGCAAAGCTGAGAATGGTGGTCACGGAAAGGAATTCGGGGTCATATCCAACCCAAGAGCAATAGGAAGAAAAGATGAACCTTGGACGAAGACCCTCGACAGGCAAGCAGGATGGGCGGCGGCAACTATCGTGAAGAATAGAGTTCGTTGGAAGAACGCTGGTGAGAAAGTCGAGTATCTTCGATTTCTTGCTTCAAGATATGCTCCCATCGGAGCGGAGAACGATCCGACTGGTTTGAACAACAATTGGTATTCGAACACCAAGCATTGGAGAGACAGATTCATGTCCGTGTTCGATTGAAATCTCGCAAGGATGCGTGTGTACTTGGGAGAAAGTGGATGGTCGATGAGAGAAAGTTGGTAGAAGCAAACAAGTTGTTGACTGTTTGCGTGGATAGTATTTGTGATTATGACTTCAATAGAAAAGCGAATGAAGATGTAAACACATGGTCGCGAAGAACCCTGAACAAGATATTGGAAATACAGTTAACAGCCGAACAGTGTAAAAGGTCTGTTATGAATTTGAATTGTTGTGATAGAATATGAAGGAGGATTTCAGAATGCACATGAAAGAAAATGTCGATGTGGTCTACAAGTTGAAGTGGTTCAACAATCCAGACAACCAAAAGGGCACTGATACGGTGGCGTGGATTCCCCGCAAACTCCTTGCGGAGGCTATTGCTGAGATCGGGGATCTTCGCGATCAACTTCTCGAAAAAGAAATGTCTGGTGTTCAAAGATTTTCATGAAAATCTTTGTTTTGCTCGTTTGATTCTTGAACTTCAGTCTAAATAGAATCGCACATAGGAGAAGCACATGGGCGACGAAGACTACGACTACGAAGAAGAAAATGAAGAATTCTCCGAAGAGGAAGATGGCGAAGAACCCTTTGAGGAAGACGAAGAAGATTTTGAATATGAGGAAGACGACGAGTTCCCTGAAGAAGAAGACATCGATTGGGAATCCTTCGATTTTGATAATGAGTAATTCGTGAAGTCGGAATATCAGATACGGGAGATGGTGAGTGTAGGAAAGCAAGTGTATGGAAAGCTTCTCTACGCTACTCGCGATTTCGATGATGCACTGGAGCATCTACTTTTGATTCAGAACAGGGACCGAAAAAGAAAAGTCGGTTTACTGGTTGCAAATGGAGGTCACCATGAAAAAGCAAGTAACAGTGAAAATTGCGGTTCAAGAACCGACCATCTCGTATGAGAAGGACACCCATTGGCAAAAACTCGAACATCTAGCTGGGAATTGTCCCGTTCCATATTCATCCACTGGTTATAGTATCAAGACTCCAGTTCGCGATTATCATTACCACAATGTCACAACCGAAGAGGCTGAACTGATTCGCGTCTACTGGACCGAAACCGAATTGGAGGTTGATGAGATCAGGGAAGTTGAAATTTGGGATTCAGAAGAAGACTATCCTGTTCTTGAAGACGACAAGATCAAAGTGCGAGAAATGGAATGAAAGAAGGCCTTGAGAATTTTATTCGCGATGTCTCAAACGAAATCGAGAGGCTTCACTACAACCAGGTCATCATCAACCGAAGTCTCATTCACCTGAAGAAGATGCTCGATCATCTCCGTGGTGGTCGCATGGAAGAGATTGCGAATTTCTTGGAGAACTATAAGAATGAAAACAGTGAAACCGAGGTCTCTGTTCGGCAAGTTGACGAGACGTCAGAAAGCATCAATCAAGAAGTTTCGGGGTAAGGTTCGTGTAGTCCTCGGAAAAGAAAAGGACAAGTACGGAAACGAAAGGCAAATCTCTCGTCAGATTGATATTTACTTCGATGACATTTCCGAAGTTTTGGATTTGATATACACATGGAAATATGAATCTTGGATGGACATGAAAGAGAAGTTCGACGGAACGGAATGCAGAGGATGGGTCATGGAATTTGGAAGTTTTCCTTTGGTCTCATTGGTTCCCTCGCGGGGTGATGGAAGGAACGACAACAAGTCATTCAGGGGTTCTGTGACCGACTTGGAGGTCCGTGAAGTCTTCTCAGAGTACAGCAACATCTACTTGACCACAACTCTCTACTCTCGATGGAAAGCGATGGGGGGATAAATAAAAAATGAACAGCTTCTATCGGAAAGACAAGATGGAAAATTCCAAGGGCGGAAAAAAAAGGCTCGTAATTGGGATTGACTATGCTGGGGATGGGATGTATAGTATGGTGACGATCAAGGACGGAGACATGATTCCTCTTCGATCTAGTGACAACTTGACTTATCTTTTTTGGTTGGCAGTTGACAGGGCAGAAAGAGAAAACATTTTGATTTCGGACTTGGCAAAAGAAGTTCTCACCCACATTAAAAATGCACCTGATGTAAGCGACATCAAGGTCTTCACTTTGGAGTGATTTATCATGGCGAACGAGTTTAGGCTGCACATCGATATTCCATTGGGGTCGGAAGAAGATTCCTCGATCCGAAAGGCAAAAGCAATCATGGACTGGTGGGCAGTTTCAGAATCAGCTCAAGCAGATCTTCGGAACATTGGTATTTCATTGGTGAACTACAGGGTTGGACACGATGAAGATAGGCAAAAGTCCAACTATCTCGTCAAGAACGAGAATGGCCATGTGAACAATAAAAAGTGCCGAATTGATCTTGACACTTCCGATTGATGGTGTATAATTGTGCATGACACGGGCCGAGGGAGGAACGGTTTTTCTCAGTGGAGCTTATAACTCTTCAAAGCAGGTTCGAATCCTGATCGGCCTATTCGATAAAAAGTTTTAAGGAATTTATTATGGATGAACAGAAGAACGGTGCCGAATCATTTGGCAAAGCAATCGGGACGATCTTGGGAATCACTCTTGTGACTGCATGGATCACAATCGTCGCTACCTTCACGCACAATTGGTACACTGGTGGTTGATCATGGCTAAGAGAGTGCTTGACCGCTTTGACATCGAGGCGGAGAGAGAAGGAAAGGCGTTTGCTCGTCACCTAGTCCATCACCGAATTTCTCGGGGTAGGATTGGGAAGAAGATTCGGAAGGAGACGAATCTTCTTGAGCGAACGCAGCATCGAATTGATGTGAAATTTCTTCGTGAATATGTTGTTGGTTCGGAGTGATTGTATGAACAGACTTTGCGTCCATTGCAGCATCGAAATTCCTTCTGCTCGCCTTGAGGTTCTTCCAGACGCGACTTCTTGCGTTTCTTGTTCACAGAAGAATCCCCCGAAGGTGGTTGCAAGAATGATCTACAATCACAAGACGGCGGGTGAAGTCATCATCGCAAAGGGTGGTGAGAATGTGCGTCGCCTTGAAAGGGAGTACTGGAGAGCACGGTGAGTGAAATGGAGGAAAAATGAACATTCAGGAACTTGACATTCTCTCTAGAATAGATAGAATCATTTTTGGTGCAAACGAACGCGAGTTGGATGAAACCGAAGTGCGAACTTTGAGGGATGCGAAGTGGGAAATAGTTAGGTTGCGAAAATCCCTCAGTGCTCGTGCAATGGACGACCTGTCGCAACTGGATGAAGAGTTGGGACTGCAATGAAATTGAAAACGGATGGTTTTAACTTCTATCTCACCGAGAATATTGGAGATTGTAATGAGCATGGCCAGTGAAAATAGAAAAAAGCAACTAGAGATTGCTGATGATAAGCAAAGGTATGCCACCACAGCTTTGGTTTTAATGACTTGTATCAATGTCATGCTCGGAGCACTCATGGTGTCTCGCGAAATTCCCATTTGGTTGGGAATGTTTCTCTCATTTGGTATTATGGGACTCATCTTTTACAAAGCAAACAAAGATCTCTTGAACAAGGGAGAGACCATATGGGAATCGCCGAGAGATTTTCATGAGAGAAGGCGAAAAGAAAATGAAAATGGATAAGTGGAACCCCAATCTAATGGAGCGTCTTGAGGACGGGACTTGGATTTTTTGGAACAAGACTTGGACAAATTGGTATGGTCCATTTCAAACAGAAGAGATTTGCAGAAAACGAATCGAAGGTGGCATCGAAATCGACAATCCAGACGAGGAGGAAGAGTGATAACTCCAGAGGTGAAAACCTACGGGGATCATGGACTTCAACATGAGTATCTGAGGAGCAAAAGAACTCCTCTTCCTTTTGTCAGTGATTTGTGGAGAACCAATGAGAAACAAGTTCAACTACGATCTGAACTACAAGGAAATCAATTTTCGCAAGAACCCAGAACTCTATCAAATAGGACGGGGTGAACAGGGTGTTCTTCTCGTTGAGCCTTACAAGTCCGAGATATGTCCACATTGGAAGTTTCGAATCCCCCCGATTGCGGAGAAGTCTGCAAAGAAAATTCATTCCATGTTCCTGAACTATTTGGAACAAGGTGATTTCGTTGGTGCTGACATGGCAAGAAAGTTCCTGATGATGGGGTGGACTCGTAGTTTGAGATATGCCAATCACCACAGTGGAAGAAAGTACGATGAGAACAGGAAGGTTCTTCCACAGGAAAACGATTGGAACACTTGCAAGTACTATCAAAGTAGTAGAATCTTCAAGAAGTACTTCGATTCAGCGAGGACCAACCAAAAGTATTTGAGCATGAAGAGTCAATGGAAAGAATGCAGATGAATGTTCCCGACATGGAAGATGAGTTCATTCTACGGGAAGTTGCAGACAAGGTTGCTATGGACTCGGAAACCATTCGCGAAATTGCTAAATACGGAGTGAATGTCGTCTACAAGAGAATGGTAATGGAAATTCTTCTTGACATGAGAAGGGCGGATCTGTATGATGATGCGATACGAAAACTCCGAGAATACTGCGAAGATGAATACTTTAGTTGAAAATGAGATTGAGGGATTGGTTGCGGAGATCTCCGAGCTCGTTGACGAGCAGGGGATCCCAGAAATACCACCGAAGGAGTGGAAGAGCATTAACCAGCGCTTCACGAAGGATCAAATTCGTGAAGCACTTGCACATTACATCACTCGCAACAACCCACCGTTTCCGATGAGCAAGATTTCGGAGACGCAACTTCATCGGACATTCCACAAACTTCTCACGGACGGAATGGACGACTTCATCATTCGCGACATCACGAACCGAAAGGTTCTTGAGAAGTACGACGATTACAAGTATCCATTCGACAAGCATGGGTTTGCATTGATCGAACTTGGACATCCGTACAATGCAGTCAGTAATTACTTTCAACAGAAGAATCGTCTCAAGTGTGGTGCATATGGATTCAAAGCACCGATGGAGATTTGGAGAGACTTCGATGCGTTGAAGAAGATGAACTACACCTTTTGGAGATTGGGAAACGACCATGTAGATGACAAAGCATGGCGTGGTTCTTTCCGTCTTGGTTCATACACGGCGACTCAATTCAAACCACATGTTGCGAAATGCATCTATCTGATGACCAAAGCGAAGGTCGTGCTCGACACCAGTTGTGGGTGGGGTGATCGTCTCGCCGGATTCTACGCCACTCCAAGTGTGGAAAAGTATTTCGGATGCGATCCCAACGAGAACACATTTGAGACTTACAAGGAACAATGCATTTGGTACGAGAAGACATTGACTGGCGAAGATCCCATCATTCGTGAAGGCAAGGATTGGTTTGAATGTTCTGGTGCCAAGTATGTTCGCATTCTTCGTTCTCCAGCTGAGGACATCAATTGGGCGAACGAGTCTCGCGAGAAGTTCGACTGCACATTCACCTCACCGCCTTACTTCTCGACTGAGCGATACAACGAAGGAAGTCCGAATGACAAGGACCAATCTTGGAGTCGCTACAACGAATACGAAAAATGGCGCGATGGATTCATGTTCCGAATGTTGGATGGGGCGTGGAGACACACCAAGGAAGGTGGATATGTCATCATCAACATCATGGATCCTAAGATCGGTTCTCGTAGATACTACGCTTGCGATGACATGGTTGATCACATGGTGGAGAAGAATTCTGCGAACTTCCTCGGTCAGATCGGGATGCGAATCAAGCAACGACCGAAGAAGATGGAGGGTCTTTTGGATTACCTGAAGTTGGACTACATAGAGAATGTTTGGTGTTTCGGAAAGGGTGTCGAGTCCCTTCCGAAAAACAATTCACTTGAAAACTTTTTTGTTTCCTGATTGAAAGGAGGAAATTATGAGTTATTTTAATTTTTGTGGTGGGAGGGGGAGTGCTTCAAATACTCTTCTGTTTCTTGGTGCTGTTTCTCTCGCTGGAAGTTTCTACTTAAACAACAACGGAGACACCAAGAACGCAATGTTCCTGTGTGCTGGTTCGGCGATTCTTTTCCTGATTTCGTGGTTCATGAATCGTTCGGAGTTGAAGGCTATCGTTTCATCCTATGAGCGTTCATCCGAGTTGGATTCCATCTATCGGGATCTGGACAACTTGTCCGAGAAGATTGCGGGATGCAAGAAGGATTGCTGCCGCAAAATGAATGAGGAGATGGATGGTGTAAATCGTCGCATCGACAAAGAGTTTTGTGACATCAAAAAAATGTGCAAGACGAATTCCTACTGCAAAAAGGAATTGCTGAACGAAGGTTGATTCCTTCTTGTCCGAGATTGGGCTGATGATGCCCATCTTGCTCTCGTAACTCAACGGCTAGAGTAGCATCTTTACACGGTGAAGGTTGGGGGTTCGAATCCCTCCGAGAGCACTTTTGAAGGGTAGCCGAGTTGGTAGCAGGCGCTTGACTGTTAATCAAGAGGATAAATTCCCGTCGTGGGTTCGAGTCCCACCCCTTCAGTTATAACTTGTTGAGATGTGATTATGAAACTAGCAACACCTGAACAACTTGATGAAGTGTATGGTCTGTATCGCAAATACAGTGAATACTTTCCGCATGTCCGAAAAACGAAGGTTGAGTATTTCATCAACAATCGTCGAATGGTATATGATCGCGGAGTAGCGATATCGTTCACACTCTACCAAAGAAAAGGTTATCTTGGGAACTGCACGATACCTCGCCACGATTGCATGCTTCATCAAATCATCAATGAATCGCAGGGAAACGGAATCATCTATGAAGTGTTTTCCGATTTCGCACGAACGGTCGGGAAGACCATATGGTGTACCGTTCGCACTGAGAACACGCGATCCCTGAAGTTCATGGACAAGGTCGGGTTTGTCAAGGTTGGTGATATCGCTTGGGGAAAGACCAAGCAAATTCCAGGTGTGATACTCAAAAGAACATTCAAAGGTGATTTGCCATGATTGGATTCGTGACCATTGTTGTGGGACTTGCATGGGGTGACGAGGGAAAGGGAAAGATTGTTCACGCTCTCGCACCAAAATACGATATGGTTTGCCGGTGGAACGGAGGGGCGAATGCTGGTCATACCATATACATCGACGGAAAGAAACACAAAACTCACTTGGTTCCTTCTGGCATTTTCTCTGGGAAGAAATGTGTCATTGGTCCTGGTTGTGTGGTGAATGTTGACAAGTTTCTCGATGAGATTCACTACCTGAGATCCGCAGGATTGGACACTTCTCTTGTCAAGGTGTCCCCCAATGCTCACATCATATCCGAAGCACATATTCGCTATGACAACTACTACCTGAAGGAAAAACTCGGCACCACTGGAAACGGAATCGCTCCATGCTACTCCGACAAGATGATGCGAAGAGGAGTTCAGGCCAAGGATGCTCTTCCAAGGGAATTCCTTTGGGACGGTGAACTGAAGGGAAAGATTTTGTGTGAAGGGGCGCAGAGTGTGTGGTTGGACATAGACCAAGGAAATTATCCTTATGTGACAAGTAGTAGCACTCTTCCCTACTCTGCATGTTCTCTTGGGTTCAACCATAAGGACATCGGGAGAGTGATTGGTGTGGCGAAGATATATGATACGAAAAGTGGAGTGGATCCATGTTTCCCAGACGAACTATGGGGACAGGAAATCCTTGATAGAATCATCGAAGAAGGCGAGGAATTTGGAACTACAACGGGGAGAAAAAGAAAAGTCAATTGGTTGTCCCTCCCCAAGTTGGTGAAGGCAATCAATCTCTGTGGTTGTGATCGCGTCATCATCAACAAGTGTGATGTGTTGGAAAAAGTTGGACACTATCGCTTGTACGACGAAAGTGAGTTGATAGAATATGGTTCACTTGAAGAGATGCAGGAGTACATTCAAAAGGTCTTGTTTCAAAAGACAAAAATCTCCGATATTGTGTTTTCTTCAAGTAAGGATGGAATCTGAAGTTTGGAGGGTTGTCCGAGTGGTTTAAGGAGCTAGTCTTGAAAACTTGTGAAGGTTCATCGCCTTCCGTGGGTTCGAATCCCACACCCTCCTTTATGGTTACAGTTTGGCAAAATGGAAAATATTCCCTCACTCTTGAGAAATTGCTTGAAGAGATACGGGAAGTTCCCGTCACGACGATTCCTGTTGCGACTCTTAAGTTGTTTGGGTCCAAGGTTTTGTTGGAGGAGGAAAGAATCGAGAATGCTGATTTGAGTTTTCCAATCATTCTCATTTTCAAACAGGGAGTTCTTTTTCGAATAGTGGATGGAAACCACAGAATTGAAAAGGCAAGCAGGATGGGGGTCAAGGAACTTCCGTGCAGAAAGGTTTTGTGGAAAAATCTTTCAAATAAAACTAGGAGAATATTTGCTTGACAAGAGGAGAAGCGAATATATACTGTGTGGATGAGTCGTGCCTGTAACTCAGTTGGTAGAGTGATTGCCTTCCAAGCAATATGTCGTCGGTTCAAGTCCGATCAGGCACTTTCAAAAATATGGCCCTGTCGTCTAGTGGTTAGGACACAAGATTTTCACTCTTGTAACGAGAGTTCAATTCTCTCCAGGGTCATTTCCATCTTAAAGGAGAATGATATGTTTAAAATGCTTTCAAAGACACTGTATGTCTTGGGGTTCGCTTCAATTGGGATCTCTATTTACTACTACTCGCAGGGCAACCACAGCCTCGGAACTTTCATCGGTCTTTGGGTTCCTTCCATGTTCGTTCTTTCCACTGCACGATGTCCGTTTGCCAAGGATTGATATAAATACTTGGAGGACAGAATGTTCCCCACCTGACAGTCTTATGAATTGGGTGGGGTTGTTTTTTCTAGGAGGTACACAATGATTACAGAAGCATATGACAAGGGTTTTCGTGATAGGGTTTCTGGAATTCCAAAACCACCGATCAACGAGAATGAAATCCACAATCCATATTGGGTCGATTACATGCAGGGGTGGAAAGCTGCTGAAATGAAACTGAACCACCCACATCAGTTCTCGATGAACGAGGAGGACTCGGAACGGGGCAAGTCCCTTCTTCTAGAGTAGTGTTTTACTAAATAAGAGTAATATCCACTTTCCTATGGAGATTTCCATGCATAGAGACGACAAACACAAAAATTTATTGAATGTGATCAAGAACATAATTTTGGAACATAAGTCGAATTTGCCTGAAAGCAAGGGAATTCAATCCATAGAAAAGAATGTTCTTCCGAAATTGGAGGAGTCGGGTAAACTCGTTCGCAGAATCAAGGATTTTTCCGATTCGAAGGACGAGAATGTTCGGAAATTCATGTCATTGATGACGAGTGTCTTGGTGGATATTGATGTCATCACGAAAAACAAACAAGTGAGTCCGAAGTCAATTGAAATGTTGAAGAATGCCCATGAAGGCATTTCCGACGCCACTCAAACAATTCAGAAAATTTGGAACGGAACATCTAGAACTTCTGGAAATTTTGTCGCAAATTCCTTCAAGAAACTTGTTCCAATGGTCACATCTCAAATGAATTTGGTAATTCGCGGAGAAAATTGAGTTTCATAAAATGAAACCATTTCGCGAATACATTTCAGAGGGTGTTTCGGATCTGGGGAGATTCGCGGGATCTTCGAAGACCATTCCATTTTGGTTCAACCCTAAAACCAACAAGTTGATCGTCGTCGGCATCTCGGCGCCGGGTGGTCCTTGGCACGCAACTGCTGTGGCAAAAGACCCGAGGAAGTTCGGAACCACCAAGGAAGAGATATTGAAATACATGGAGAAGTGGGACAGGGAATGGAAATACTACGATGATTTCGGGCAAACCGCAGAGAGTTTCTACGATGATGTTGCGGATCAAGTGAAGGACATTTCGTATGGGATTCAGATTCTCATGGGAGAAAAGGGATTCTTTAAATGCACACTGATGGGAGAGTTGGTATCGGGTAGTTTTGGAGAACCAACACGAAGAGGTTCGGTCCAACCAACAAAAGCCCAGTGGAGAGACTTTGTTGAGATGATTTCCTTGGTCCCCAAGATCATGGAGATCAACCTCTCTGGGTTTTCCGCTCCAGGTCAATTTGTTTCCCTCTACAGAACCGACTTTGAATTCTTCGCGAAGTATGGAAGAGTTCCACAGAGAACCGAGATCGGATCGCGAATGGCGCAGTTCCGTGAGGAGACTGATGTTCTGAAGGAAGGGTCTTATCCGACTGGACTTCTTCGAACAGACCACAAGGGATGGATTCACCCCGAGAAGAAAATGTTTGTTCTTTGGTCAGGTGGTGATCTTGTCAGGCCTTTCCACGAAGAGCATGTGGTCAACAACCCCGAGGAATATGGTTTGACTAAGGAGTTCATAGAGGACTTCTTTAGTAAAGACGAAAGAATGAAAGTAAAACTCGATTCTTTGCGCAAAGGCATCTTGGATACCAACAAGGAACTAGCGCAGGAGATGTACAATAGAGGATGGATTCGTTTTTCCAAATTCGCTAGAAACGAGACCATCTCTCTGGCAAACGGATCTTCCAACGATTTCAACACTCTTCACAAAGGGTCGTTGTTGATCTACCCGACAGTTCGTTGGCCGGAACATGAAGGAACAGTTCCTGTGATCAATAGAATAGAACTTCATGGGAAGATGTCCAGTATCTTCATAAAGAGTTCTAAATCTTGGGAGTATTGGTTGAAGACCAAGAAGGCCCCTCAGAGAGAAGAGGCCCAGATTATGAGGTTCAACCAATGGCTATGCGATTCAAGATGAAAACTGAACAACCCGTTAGCCCTAAATATTACATAATGAATGTCTCAAATGGAACGATAACTCATGGTCCATTGAGCAGGGAAGAAGTCAAGGAAATGATTCATCGAAAGTTTCACGACAATCCCAATTTCAAGATGATGGAATCGAATTACGAACACACTCCAGGCGATGTGATATTTTCCACCAACTGAGATGAATGATGGACCATACTGACAAAATAGTTAGAATAAGGGAAACACGAGAATACTTCATTCCCGTCTACGATGAAACCGAAGACGAAGCAGCAAAAGAAAAGGCAATGGAAATTCTCAAGAAGTTGAAGGATCCCATTTTCAGAGTAAACAGGGAGATAGTGTCGGTTCAAACTAGAACTTGGAGATACGAGAATGGGTGAACTGTTCAAGAAAATTCGGAGAGTTCTGAATGAGGAGAAGGTTGATCCATCGGTGATTACTTCCCTGACCGATCCTTCTACATTCACAGCAGAAACAGAAAAATTAAAAAGTCGTTTTGAAAAAATAGTTAGGACTTCTGGGTTTGGAAAATCTTTCATAAGAGTTAATATGATAGGTCATGCAAAAATGATGATCTATTATTCCGATGATAATGAAGCAAAGAAGTTCGAGTCTTGGGCGAAGAAGAGGTTCGCAAACACTAAAGTCGGTATATCATACAAGGATCTTTCTGTGGATCACAGTAAAGCTGGAGTCATATTTGACTTCAATAGAATATGATAAAATGGGGAGTGTTCGAAATCCTCGTCACCTGCGCCATTTTTCGCGTATAAATAGCACATGAACGGGATCGCCTTCGGGGATCCCAAAACGAGGTCTTGCTTTAAAAAGGAGGCACAACATGACCAACGAAGTTTTTAGTTTGAACACCAAGAATGCTCTTTGGGATTTCCCACCAAAGGCGTCCACGATTGGATTTGATCGTATTCTTGAGAAGTGGCGAGACGCAATCGAGTTCTCCACTTCTGCCGCAGGGAAGTATCCACCCTACAACATTCTAGAGACTGGCGAAGGAACTTATTCCATTCAGATCGCCCTTGCTGGATTCTCTCGCGAGGATATTGAAATTCTGAATGACAATCAATACCTTATCGTTCAGAGTGTTGAAAAGGAAAAGAAGGAAGGTGATGAGGTGAAGTATCTTCATCGAGGAATCGCAGAGCGTTCCTTCTCGCGAACATGGACTCTGGCAGAGCACGTCGTGGTGGATAGTGCTGTCATGGAAAATGGAATTCTTACAATCAATCTCCGAATGGAGATTCCTGAGAGTAAGAAACCTAAAAAGATTGAAATCAAGTGAGGTTTGGGGGGAGGGGAGAAATCCCCTCCTCTTTATTTGAAAAGTGTGGAATTTTCCCCTTGATTTCCTCTCGTCACGATATATACTTGTGTCATCTGGTCGCCGGAGTAGCTTAGTGGTCGAAAGCACTTGATTTGTAATCAAGATTCCTTATGGAACTCGCAGGTTCGAATCCTGTCTCCGGCTTTTCTTATTATGGAGGATCGCAATGAAAATCTCAAGTGAAACTTTGAACATCCTGAAAAACTATTCGTCCATCTGCTCGAATCTCTATGTCAAGCCGGGGAACACAATTCGTTCTCTCGCCCCGACGATGAATGTGATGGCAGAGGCGACAGTCCCCGAGAAGTTCCCCGTGGAGTTCGGCATCTACGATCTCAGTCAGTTCCTCTCGACTGTATCGCTGTTCAAGGATCCTGATTTCGATTTCCAAGACAAGATGGTGGTCATCTCTTCCAAGACGAAGAACGCAAAGATCACCTATCGCTACTCCGATCCCTCTCTTCTTGTGAAGGCCGAGAAGGATGTGAAGATGCCAAATGTCGAAGTGGAGTTCGACTTCAAGGCAGATCATTTCGCCGACCTGATGAAGGCTGCGTCCACTCTTCAACTCCCGAACATCTCTGTTCAGTCCGAGGATGAGGACATTGTTCTTCGCGTCTTTGACTCCTCCAATGCGAATTCGAGCAATGACTACTCCATCATTCTCGGGCCGAACGAGACTGGCAAGGAATTCTTCCTCATCTTCAAGACAGAGAACATCAAACTTCTCCCCGACGACTATCATGTCAAGGTTTCCAGCAAGAATGTCAGTGAGTTCACTGGGACCGCACAGAACATCAAGTATTGGATCAGTCTTGTTTCCGACAGTTACATTCGCTGAAAAAAGGTAATATCATGAATTACAATGAGATCAAAGAAACTCTACAGGATGGAATTTGCAATGTTCGTTTCACAAAAGTGGACGGAACTTCCCGCATTCTTCGTTGCACCCTCAATTCCAACTACATTCCCCGAGGTGATGTGAACGAAAAGGAGCACATCAGGAAGAGAAGGACTCCTGAGTATGTGAGTGAAAATGTGCTTGCGGTGTGGGACTTGGATGCATTACAATGGAAGTCGTTCCGAGTCAGTTCGGTTGAGAAGGTGGATGTCCTTCAGTCCCTGAAAGGTTAATGAATGAGAGATTACTTGTGGGTTGAAAAATTCCGTCCGAAGAAGTTGAGTGATTGTGTTCTCTCCTCCAATCTGCGAAAGCAATTGGAGGAAAGTGTCTCCAAGGGAGACATCCAGAACATGATCTTCTATGGTGGCGCTGGGTGTGGAAAGACAACCGTCGCTCGCGCCATCTGCGACGATTTGGGATTTGATTATCTGTTCGTGAATGCTTCGGAAGACAGTGGAATCGACACACTCCGAACCAAGATTCGCAATTACGCAAGCACCGTATCATTGAACGACAAACCCAAGGTGGTGATACTGGATGAGGCTGACTATATGAACCCGACGAGTCTTCAACCAGCTCTTCGTGGTGCAATCGAGGAGTTCGCGAGCAACTGTCGATTCATCTTCACCTGCAATCACTTCAACAAGATCATCAAGCCAATTCATTCTCGTTGTGCTGTATTCGACTTTTCCATCCCGAAGGGTGAGAAGGTGGAGATCGCTAAGTCTTTCTTCGCTAGACTCAAGTTCATTCTCAAGACGGAGAAGGTCAAGTTCACCGAGAAGGTTCTCGCTGAACTCATTCGCAAGTATTTCCCAGATTTTCGCAGAGTCATCAATGAATGTCAGAAGTATTCGACTTCTGGTGCTATCGATTCTGGCATTCTCGCAGCTTCATTTGCGGATGGAAACCTCAAGGTTCTCGTTGATGCGATGAGAGGAAAGAATTTCTCTGCTGTTCGCAAGTGGGTTGCGGAGAATTCGGACAAGGATATGGGAACGATCTTCCGCAAACTTTACGAAAATCTCTACGAAATTCTAGCATCCAGTTCCATTCCCACGGCAATCCTCTGCATCGCGAACTATCAATATCGTTCTGCATTCTGCGCTGACCAAGAAATCAATTTCATGGCATGTTGCATTGAAATAATGGCAGAATGTGAGTTCAAGTAGATACTCTTTTTCATAAATACTCATTATGGAAAAGAAGATAAAAAGCCTAAGAGACTTGACGGAGAGGATTAATTCTCTCTCTTCCGAATATTCCATGGCGGATTTCGGAAAATCATTCAAAAGAAGACTCTCACGAATGAAGATAAGATTTTGGGAATCCATGAGTGAGAACAAGGGACTCGTCAATCCTGTTCAAGCTATACTCACAGCAAAAAATTCCCTGACAGATGGAGAGATGAACAAGGTTCTTCGTGTCATGGAAGATCTGAAAGTGAAGTATCGTTATGATGAATACATAAAAAGATGCGACGAAGCTAGAGAGGAGTTCCTGTCCGACAGGGAAGAATATTTTTCTTCAAAGATGGGAAAGCCCATAGCAGAGGAAAATTCGAGTAAAATGTCCACGGTTCTTCACGACATGCTTGGTGTATCAGATTTGGTGATTTGCAATTGGTTGGATTCCATTCTTGGAAAAATAAAACCAGAAGTCCTCGGTGTGGATTATGAAGATTTGGACGGAAACATCAAGAATGTCAACATTCGTGCAGAACCAATAAAGGTCACCAAGGATTATGTCTCTGCTCCGCTCATCGACCGCTACACGGGCAGTAGTCAATTCGATTCCTTCCTTCTTCGCTCATTCTTCGATGCGGACGAAAAGGAGTGGATCTACATCCCAGTTCGTTTCATCATTTCAGTGAAGAGTGCCAACACTCAGATAAATTCGGAAACCTCATGAACCCCTTTGATTTTGTGAAGTCCATCAATTTCAAGAACTCCAACTTGATTGAAGAGAACCCAGACAACGAGAAGCACTACGAGCCGTTTCTCACAAATCGGAGCCTCTCCTACTTTCCCGACACGACTCTCTACGCAAACGAGATGAATTGTAACCACTTTCTGGACAAGAGGTTGCAATACGATTATCTCTACCATGCGACGAGGAAGGGAAAGAGGTTTTCCAAGTGGATGACCAAGAATGAAGATTCCAGTATCGTATTTCTTTCCAAGTTCTTTGAGTGTAGTAAATCCAAGGCGGAGGAGATCGCGAAGGTTCTTCCTGAGAGTGTCGTGAACCGGATGAGGACCGAATACCCCGAAATTGACACGCTATGACACATTCAACACTCCAATTTTTATAAATACTCCTTGCAACAAATAACATGATTTCGTCATGTTTATATCATAGGAGTCTGAGATGAATGTAGATGAATTAATTAAAACTTTTGTGCAAGTGGATTTGACAGATTCTGAGAATTTTTTGAAAGTGAAAGAGACCCTTACTCGCATAGGGATATCCTCCAAGAAGGAGAACAAACTCTATCAGAGTTGCCACATTCTCCACAAGAAGGGCAAATACTACATCGTTCACTTCAAGGAACTTTTCGCACTTGACGGGTTGGCAGACAAACTTGAGGAACAGGATGTTGCGAGAAGAAACACAATCGCAAATCTTCTTGAGGAGTGGGGGTTGGTCAAGATTGTGAATCGCAAGATGACCGAGGAACCAGTCGTTCCTCTTTCGTACATGAAGATTCTCCCGCACGCAGAAAAGAAAAATTGGGAATTGGTCCCCAAGTACAACATCGGAAGAAAGTTCGGACCAAAGGAAGAATGATAAAAGAAATATAGGAGATGATATGCCTGAATTGAAGATTTACAGAATGAATGAAAATGTTCAACTTCCCAGTTTTGCGACGACAGATTCAGCGTGCTTTGACATTCGGTGTTTCTTTCACAGAGACACTGTTACAGCATACACACCACAAAATTCAAAAGTAGAGTTGCCTGTCAAC